CTGCTAAAGTTCGCTATCCTGCGAACGGTCAATCCACTGACGTCACGGCAGCTCTCGCTGATTTCCGTGATTTTTTGGCAAGTGATGAGTTTACTAATTTAGTAAACTCTCAAAGCTATGTCCAATAAACTACAGCTTTTCAGCAAATTGCTGAGCTTTGTAAGTTTACTGGTACGTATATGCCTAAATTGCTTTCGGAAACGAAAGTGATTTGGTATATACAGCGGGCAAGAGTTTCTTGCTCCGTACTAGCTTTGTGGACACGTATTGCGATGGTTTCCATCGCCTTACTGTCCGTCTTTCACTTGATAATTCGAGAGTCGCAATGACCTCGAAATGACCATTTTGGAGTATTCATATGAAACCCCAACCGTACCTCTCGAAAGGGAGATTGGATCCTTGGATCCTGGCACGGAAGTTAGCAGAAACACTGCTCCACGCATACCCCGACACATTAAAACGTGTTGACGGTATGTTGCGGGCAAGAGACATTAAGTCTCTTGCTTCGCTTGGCGAGATTTCTGATGAAGAGTATCTTTCAGAAGATATCCAGCGTGTCCTACATTGTAGGCAAATCGGTGCGTTGTTCAAGAAGAACGCAACGCTATCCGATAGTACGCGGTGTGAAACCGCGGCACGCGACGCCTTTCTCTTAGGAGAAAAGAGGTGTCGAATCACCAACAAACGTCTTGATCACTACTACTTCCACCCTGACCGAATACCGGCAGGATTAGGAGTTGAAGTGGCCAAGATGCAAAAGTACATTGCTGTGCTTTTGGGTGATCTGGATGGTTCGGTAGGAGACTCAATTGAGTCCTCTATCCGCCTCACCAGTGGAGCAACCGAGGACCGTACACGTAAGCGTTCATTCCCTTTTCTGAAAGTTTCAGGTAAAGTGAAATGTACGCCACGTGCTGTCCCGTATATCGCAAGGTTAGCCCGATCTTTGATCGGTCACGACCCCGACGATATGAGATTTGTTACCACTACAGAAAATGCAGTGATAACAGTACCAAAGAACTGGAAAACTCATCGCACTATTGCGAAAGAGCCCACACACAATACTCCGTTCCAACTTTCGTTGGATTCTCTTCTTAAGCGTAAGCTCAAGAAGTGGGGTATTGATTTGCGGTTCCAGACTCGTAACCAAGAATTGGCCCGTTTGGGTTCAATTGATGGTAGCTTCGCTACTATCGACTTGGCTATGGCTTCAGATACGTTGAGCTATAATGCTTTAGCTTATCTGTTGCCTGCTGATTGGTTTCGTCTTTTTGAGACGTTCCGTTCATCCGAGTACAGAGCTTCCTGGGGCAAAGGTAAATACGCCAAATTCTCCTCTATGGGGAACGGCTATACCTTTACTTTAGAAACTCTGATCTTTGCAGCAGCTTGTAAGGCCGTAGGTGCTAAAAAGTTTTCCGTATATGGTGATGATATCATATTGGAAAACGAATTGGCCCCACGACTGATCAAACTGCTGAACTTTCTTGGTTTTACAACTAATAAGGAGAAATCCTTTTTTAACCCCGACTCTCGTTTTCGCGAGAGCTGTGGGTGTGACTACTACCAAGGTAGACTTGTCACTCCTTTTTACTTAAGGGAGTGTCCTAATATTAGGGAAAAGTCCGCTTTGAGTCACGTTGTAAACGGTTTAGTACTTATTTCGTGGGAGGGCCCTTTATGGGCCATTCTTAAGAAACTAGTCAAAACCGAGCGTTTAAGTACCGTTCCTTTCCAGGACGATACACGTGCAGGTGTTTGGATCACTCCAACACAGGCATGGCGCACCAAAAAGTTGTACACTGACCGTAACCGCCGTCGAGAGACGTTCGGTTTCCCCGTTTTTAAGGGGTATGGTCAGACTCACAAGGTCAGGAAGACCTTGGGTTGGCGATCTCTTCTCTTGTGGCATATTTCGCGCCACTGTTCTGAGAAGATATCTGTTGCGTCTGCAGTCAAATCCCGTTCTTCTGATATTTTAATATCTAGAGTAGGATCGTCTGCAGTTGATTTAGGAGGTTTTAACAGCACCTCCGAGGTCATTATCGGGACCCGTTTTGTACACTGTACTAAACGGTATAGTCCGTCTCGTAAAGCGACTCCTCATATTTTGCTCTTTTGGAGCGAATATTTGGAAACCGTAATCGACTAACGTCTATTACGTGGGTGTCGCGCCCTTTGTAAGGA